CTTTCATGTAATAGAACTTGGAGTAGGGTTCACCAGTCAAGAAAGAGATGCCACGGTTTACCCCTTCTTCCAATGCAAAGTACGCTTGGAGTGGGACCGTGTAGAGGGCGGTGATGCCTGCGCCGATGGTGTAGCCAACGCCGGGATCCTCACCTCGGTTTACGAGAGTTGCCATATGGGGGTTATAGAAGTTGCCCAAATAGGCCCTTAGAGAGTTAAACTCAGCGACCCCCATTGTAGCGGTCAGTATGGTGTAATGATCGTCATACGCCATGCTGTAGAACCACCCCATGTTGTTCGTGGTGTTCTTATTGGGAGTTACCCCTCCTAGAGGGATATCCGCAGACGGTGTGAACTGGGGCAGGGGGTTCATTACCCTGGCACCGCCAGGTGTTGTATTGTAAAACTTGAAGCGACCATCGTCGTGTTGTCGACGTGTGGCCCTCGCACTAGGTCCACGTCCGTCAAGGGAAGAGCCCCTTTCTCTAAGGGACGCAAACATAGCTTGCTTAACCCAACTGACGTCACTGATTTCGCCGAGTTGCTTTTGTGTTGTACTCATGGTAAATTACCTTTGAGAAACAAGAAATAGGGTAAAAAAGAGTGGGGCAGGAGAACCTACCCCACTACAAAAACTACATGTTTTTGTTCTGGTTTGAAACCAGTTGCTTTTCAGAAGCCTTAGGTGCTTTAGAGGAAGACGAGCTAGTATCAAACATACCCGACTTCATATTGCCCAAGTCTTCACGTGCATCATCGATGTCATCCTCGTCGACACCGCCAGCAGCAGTATTAATCAGTTTCAAGTGATCAATGCCCTTTTGGATGGCTTCCAGATGTTTGTTCGCCATCACGTGCTCTCGCAGTGCTTTCGTTTGGATTTCCTCCAGATGCTTCAGGGCTTGTGCTGAAACCACTTCTGGTTTGACCTGGTTACCATTGGGTGTCAGGAACATACCATTATCGAGAAGACCCCCATTTTTCTTGGCTTGCTCCATCTTGGTTTTCGATGCAGGTCCACCTTTAAGGTTCTTCGCGACAGCGGGTTTAGTCCTTTCATTACCTCCGGCACCTTTCGTAGTTCCAGGAGTGACGGACTTCCCTTCTTGAGCCTGTGCCTTCTTCGCTTCCTTCTCCTCTTTGGGATCCATAGAAACTTTGGTCCATCGGCTCATCTTGGCTTTTACGTAATTGGTTGTATCGGGCGTTTCCCAACCAGGGAAAGCCTCAACATTAACCTTGAACGGATCCACTTGGCCATCACGATTGCCAAATTTCACAGCCATCTTAAGGAAAGTACCATAGCTGTCTTCGTCGATGTTATCGTCGATCTCTCGAACTTCTTCGACACCAAACAACTTGTTAGCGGCACCCAGGTGGTCCATGTAGATGGGCATGAAGCGCTTGGAAAACCAAACACCCCATAGCTGACTTTGTCGTTCGTCAGATATATCCACACCAAAGAGTTCATGCGTCTCCTCAAGGAAATACGCAGTGTCCTCTCCGATGGATACTCCACCGCCACCTACTTTGACCTTTCCATCGACTAACTTTTCAAGGGCACGGGTCGCTGCCTTTTGGTTCTTGTCCAGGCCATGGATACCGTACTGGTAGAAACGTATTTCTTCCAGAGGCTGGAGATCTTCGTTCCCCGTTATCCATTTTCTGAAATCATTAAACGCTTTAGTGGCATTAGACATGCCCTTGAAAATCTGGCCACCCAGTGAGGTCTCTTCGCCAGTCAGTTTAGACAAAGACCAATCAAGGCCTTTATTCAACCACCCGCCGACTTTCCAACCTGCGTAACCAGCAGCGGCTACAGCACCTGCTTTAAGTGCAAGTCCGCCCATCAATGCGCGTCCACCCCACCTCAACGCAGTTTTACCTACGTTTTTGGCAACATTGACAGCACCTTTAACAAGGCCTTTGCCGGGGATCAATCTAGAAAGAGACGAGAGCAGCCCACCTTTTGTGAACCATGAGAATAGGTTACTAATGATTGTACCTACACCAGTAATGGAGGATACAATCTTACCTACCCCGCCTAGGAGCAACCCACCTATCCAAGCCCAAGGACTCTTGCCCTTCGCCTTCTTAGATGGATCTTTACCTTTCTCAGCTTCCTTCTCTACGTCTTCTTGTTCCTGACGCTGGTCTTTCCAAGAGCCTTCACGGTCACCGTCGCCGTCTGTATCACCAGAGACAGTTTCCTCGCCCTTAAAGACGTTCTTGATCTTACGACCTATTTTGCCTAAGCCACTGGAGTCGACACCATCGAGGTCCACATCGGTTTTACCAAAGCGGGACATGAGGTACGCCACGACTTTGTTGGTCGCTTTTGTACCATCGTTAACCGCTTCTACTGTGGCCTCACTCTCACCAGACCCGGAAGGCACTTCAGGCGTTTCCCCATCTAAGGGAATACCTCCTTCACGTTTCTTAAAGTTGGCGAGCTCTTCAGGGTTAGCCCACTTGGCATTCTCACGATGTTCGCCGTAAGCGTCCATCGCTTTGAAGGGCATACCGGCAAACTTTTTGGCCATCTTCAGACTGCCCATGTTGACGTCGTAAAGATGCTTGAGGCCTTTGCCACCAAGTTGCATACCTTTGCCCAGTACCTTAAAGGGGGTACCTACTGCACCCTTGGCCATCTTCCAAGCTTTACCCAAGAACGTAAGGGGGATATCGATCCTCTTGCCATTATGATCAATGAGACCCTGTTGGATCTCTTCCACCGTTAGGACATTCCTTCCGGTTTCACGATCCCATACGGGACCTTTGATCTTCTTGACCTTGTAGAAGACCTCACGTTTATCAGACCCAGGTTTACTGGTAGCGTAACGACCCTTTTGGATGTCACGTCCAATGAGACGAGGGGTCTCTTCCCCATACACGTAAAGGTCAGGCGGTGGGAGAAAGATGTTCTTAACCTTCTTGAGTCCACGCTTAGCGGCTTTAAAGGCAATGACTGGAACCGCTAACTGAGCACCCCAAGATATCTGGAGACTCTTAACGAAGCCATCGGTAAATTTACCGATCATGCCCTTGCCAAGTTTAACCCGCTTGCCATTAATGTCAACCAGTCCCTTCATGAGGGTACGTTTGGTGACAATGGTACGGCCTTCGGTATCCACCACCTTCGTACGAATGTCGTGAATAGAGCGAATGGGCCGACCTGTCTTGGGGTTAAAGTACTCACCACGTTCCATGGCTTGCGCAGAGATAATCGGGTCGTCCTTAGCAGGATCGTCCTCGGGCAGATAGAGATCCACCAAGCCAATGGCACGGAGTGCACCCTTGACCTTACCACTGACATTGTTGCCATGTTTACGCAGCTGCTCTTTCAGGGCATCACGAGTCTCCTTATCAAGGGTATTCATCGCCCCATTAAGAAGACCCAAGCCATTATGGCCCAGTCTATCGAGATACCCCAGTGCACCAGAGAAGACACCACGCTTGTCGGCTTCACCGGCGTCCATGGTGTTATAGGCGTTAGCAAGGGTGGCATCGAGTTGAGCCGCTTGAAGACGCTCTTGCCCTTCTCGCAGTTTATCCATGCCATCTTCTTTAGCTTGGTTCATTCGTTCCTTGCCTTTCTCAGCCGCATCAGAGACTCGGCCACGTGCATTATCGACACGCCCTTTGTTTTCCTCAGAGAGTGTCTCATACATGTCGCCAGCAGTACGCTTGGCTGTCTCACGGAACTTCGCCCTGGAACCTTCCATCGCACGAACACGTTTGACCATTTCTTTCTTGGCCTTTTCAGGCAGATCTTTACGTGCTTCGATTTCATCGATGATAGACTTCTTCGCTTGACGGGCTTTATTGCCAGCCTCATCAATGATTTGTTCCAGCTCGGTCATGAGAGCCCGAGGGTCTTCACGGTACTGCCTGAAGACGGTCTTGGCTTGTGCGCGCCATGCAGTGAACTTCTGTGCAGCCTGTTGGGCCTTTCCTTGCAGGCCCTTGGTCTTCCCGTCTAAAGCATTCTTGACGCTGCCATAGGACTTCACGATCTGGGCTTTCCAGTCGTCACTCTTGGCGAGGCTGTCCATGAGGCGTTTGCGATACTCTTCTGGGAGATTAGGGTTGGTTTCAATTTCTTCGAGGATGCGTTTCTTACTACGCGCACCACCTTCTTTCACCAACTCTTCCAGGCGTGTCTTAAGGAGCTCAGGGTTCTCCTTGTACATTTCGATTTCTTTCTGGACCTTGTTGGTCCATTCATCGAACTTCTGCTTGGCCTGTTGCTTACGCTTATTACGATGGCCCTCATCCGTCCACAATGCTTTTGCTTCTTGACGAGCTTCGTCGTAATAGTGAGTACCCTTGCCGCGCAACTCATCGTACTTCTTGATCGCGGATTGATTGGCTTGGGCCCCGTGCTTCTTAACCTCCGCCCAGGCCCTGGGGCCAATGGACGGATCTTGCATGGGTCCTACAAAAGGCGTCGACTGGTAAGGAGTAGAACTTCCACCAACAGAACGAGTGTGCAGGTTCTGTTTAAAGAAGTTACGACGGATAAAGTCGTGGTCTACCTTGTCCCCTGTGCCATCGTTAGTAAGGAGACCCATCTCACGGGCCAAGTCTTTCTGACCGCCAGCCGCCAGCGTGTTAATGGTGTCCTGAATATCGCCATAACCTTCGCCCAACTCGTTGTATTTACGAGAGAGCATTTTGTTTTGCTCGGCGGTAAATATATCACCATCGATCTTACTCTTGTTGTTACCACCACCGAATCGGTCGGTGAGTAACTGGCGGACTTCTTTTGGCCCTTTCTTACGGTAGCGTTCGATTGAGAAGGCAGCCGATTTATCGTTAGCCTCTCGTATCAACTGTTCAATGAACTCTTGACGAGCAACCGAGGTCAATTGATTCTCAGGGTCGAGTGCATCCACGATCTCAAGAGCCGTTGTAATAGCTCCTTCCGTACGAGAGGTGTTAAAGACTTTCTTGTTCAGACGTTTTACTTCTTCGTCTTGTTTGACAAAGCCTTCTTTCTCCATGGAAAAGCGAACCAATGATCCACTGTCACCACCGTCTCTCATGTCCGTATTGACTTTAAGCAGACGTGCCAAATACCCCGGAATGATTTCCGTGATAGAGCGTTGGGTCATTTGGTTAAAGAAAGAGGGCTGTGCGGCGTTCTTTTTCAAAGAGTTGACCACGGTATTCTTACCCGTAGTAACTCCCGGAAGGAGATCGCCTAACAAACCAGCCATTGGTCCGCCTTCGACCTTCTCGGTAAGGATACGTTGCCAATTCTCAGTACCATAGGCAAACTTATCCATCATGGCCTTGATACCGGGATCGTTTTGACCCATTTTACCCAGTTTCTTACCGGCACGGGTGGCCAAGCGGTTAAGACCAAAGTTGGCGGGCATGCCTGCGCCTGACTCAGCGGGGTCTAGGTCACCCCCCATATCGGCAGACATTTCCAACATGTCAGCACCCATGTCCATGCCACTGGCTAGTGAGTCAGCAAACTCCGCCGCCTTACGCCGTGCGTTTTCTGCAAGACCTTGGCCAAAGTTCTGGAGTTTATCCGTGCTGCTCTCTGCCACCTTGCCATAAAGATCTTGGTAAAAGCTGGTAAAGATACGTTCGTTGTTCTGAATCTTTGTAAACTCGGGCAGACCTGTGTTCTTAACCACTTCCCTGAGGTTAGAGATGCTGTCCGAGAAGAAAGCCTGAGAGGACTTCAGGAGTTCCTGCTGTGCCAACAATTGACGCTGTTGAAGTTCCAGTGTCTTTTGGTGGTAGGGGAACTCTACCTTTTGCTTGTAACGATTCAGTTCTTCGTTAGACGTAGCAATCCGTTCAAAGAAAGAGCTGCTGGCTTTGAACCGAGCCTGCTTATTGCTTTCGGATGCTTCGTGCTGTTCTTTCTGCACTTCCTGCTGTTGGCCCTGGGTCTGCATTTGGTTCTTGAAGACTTCGGACATGGTGGCAGAAATGCTTTCTTCGATGCCTGCTTCACGAGAACGACCTGCCTCATCTTCGACAAAGGTCGCTTTCTTAATACGTTCGCGAACAGATTCAGGGAGAAACTTCAAACGGTCCGTACTTTTGTGCACGGACTTCTTAAGGCGCTTGTAGGGCTTCTCAAGCTTATCCTTAGTATCATCGTATATATCAGTAGCTTCACCAATGGCGTCTTCTATGCCCGAGACACCTGCCTTAACATCGTCCGGAAGTGCATTGTTCGCGACCATCCGTCCCAGACGGGCACGGTTCTGTCCATCGGTTACTTTCTTAAGCGCACCATCCCTGGCGCGTTGGGCTGGCGTTCGGTTTCGACCAGGTTCAGCGGGGTCATCCATATCCCCCATTCCAAAGTCGTCGAAACCGTCCAAGCCATCATCATCGATGTCGAGTTCGTCAGACATGTTGTCCTCCTATATAGGACCGTCTAATAAGTAATGGTATTCCTGTATAGAGAATCAGAAGGTGGCATATAAGACACTTATTTATATCATTTTAGGGGCACCGTCCTTATGAATATTAGCAAAGTTCCATTTAACATCAGTATTTTGAAGGTAACACCTCAAAGACTGGCGCCTCTGAAAGAGGTAAAAGACCCCAGCATTTGGGACGTGAGCTCTGGGGAGCTCCACCCTGATGGCTTGTACTCAAATGAGATTTTTGGCGTACAGGGGACACGTGAGCGAATGGTAACGCATGGTTTCATCAATACCAAGCTCGAATTGATTCACCCAAAACTGCTGAAAGAGTTAACCAAACTCAAAGGCCTTTATATGGAGGTCCTCTCTGGTAAAGGCTATGCGGTTTACGACAAAAAGCAAAAGGACTTTGTCCGCTCTAATGTCATTGATGGCGACACGGGGTTTGACTTCTTTACCACCACTCTCGAAGACGTGGCTTTCAAGAAGAACGATTCAAACCTGCGTTCACAGCGCATTGACTTGGTTGAGAAGAACCGGGATCGCCTCTACACTGACAAGGTAGTGGTACTCCCCGCTGGCTTGAGAGAATTGGATGTCTCTGATGGTGGTCGTCCGATTGAGGACGAAATCAACAAGATGTACCGTAAGCTTTTGTCTCAGGCCTTAACTGTGTCCAAGTCAGAGGCCAAGAAGGGTGGTCCTCACTACGACAACTTGCGATGGAGTATGCAACGCAGTTTCGTGGAGATCTACAACCACCTGTTTAACCTCATGGACGGCAAGGGTGGTTTCATCCGTAGTTCCTGGGGTAAACGTCGCGTGTTTGGCAGTACCCAAAACGTCATCAGTGCGATGGACCCCGGTGCGGCTTCACTCGACAGCCCTAACCTAACAGACATCGACACGGCGCACGTAGGTTTGTACCAGTTCGCTAAAAGTGCCGAGGAACTCATTCGTTACACCCTGAAGACAAAAGTCGCCAAGGGCATTAACGACAATCCTAACGGCACCGTCACGCTTTGTTCCAAAGACAACCGTGGGCCCATTCAAATGGCCCTGAGTCAAAAGGAACGTGACCGGTGGGCTACGGACGACGGCATTACTTCATTGATCAATGCCTTCTCTCGTGTAGAGATTCGTCACCAGCCAGTCGAAGTCGATGGACACTACCTCAAACTAATGTACGATGATGGCGAGAACATCGCTGTCCTATCCAGCCTGGAAGAGCTGCCTGAAGAATGGGATGAGAAAAACACTCACCCTATGACGTGGGCAGAACTGTTCTATTTCCTTTGTAAGGAGAATGAAGAAAGGGTTCGTGCATTTTTGACGCGTTTTCCTGTGACCGATATTGGGTCTATCTTCCCCTCTAAATTGCGAGTGAGGAGTACTTCTAAATCTCGCAGCGTGAAAGTCCATGCCTTAGGGAACGGACTTCCGCCGACGGACATGCACCAATACCCCATCATGAATGAAGGCTTTATGGACTCGATCCAACTGCACCCTTCTCACCTGCCTGTTATTGGCGGTGACTTTGATGGCGATACCGTGAGCATGAAGCCCGTTAAATCTGATGAGGGCATTAAGGAGATTGACAAGTATCTGTCGTCGCCCGAGACCTACCTGAACCCGTCCGGTGGTTTGATTTACCAAACTACCAACGACATTTCGGAGTTGGTCTTGCACAATTTCTACTAAGGAGTTCGTTGTGCGTTTAAATGCTTTTTTGAAAAAGTTCAGTATTCTGGAAGGCAAACGAATCACTGGGGCACCCTACCTCCCTACTCGGGAGATCATACTCCCCTTTGATTCTTGCATTCACTATGTGGATACCGACCCGGTTTCACGGGGCATCCCAGGTAATGCACCTATCCTGATTGGCACTGACCGAGACGTCTACGTCTATCATGACGAGGCGTTTGATACCGTCTACAAACCTGCGATCCCTAAGCAGATGAACTACAAGAAGGAGGTCGGCCAGTACTTCAAGACTCAAGGACGAGTAAAGCGGGCACGTGATCTCGATAAGTACATCGAAAAGAAACGCATCACTCTGGTGCGTGACTACACGCTCGCTGCCAAAAAGTTTGCCTACAACAACCAGCCTTTGAGTGTATGGCGTGAGTGGGCAAACATCCGTGAGTGGATGGTCGAAGGTATGAACGAAGTCGGCTCCCGCCGAGTGAACTTCCTTACTATTCGAATCCCCAAGCACGTACCTACGAAGTCTTCCTTTAACTTGCTTGATGTCGACAGTGATGAAGAGAAGCCCATGGAAACCAAGATGCTTAGACATTTTGGTGACTTCGAACAATTCGACACCATGGCCCTGTGGCAGTTTCTCCACGGGAGAGGAATCTTCGCCAAGTGGACTCCTGAAACGCAGAACAACACCGTGTTGCTTTTGCGCGATGGTCCTTTGTGCGTGGTGCTGCACTTAAGGGAACTGCGTTTACCCGAAGGTCAAACAGAGCCAGATTCCGCAAAGCTGCGCGACTTCATCTCTTTACTTGAGGGTTTCGTTTCTCACCGTAATGCGGCTGAAGACGAACAGATCGAGAAAGAGCGTCTGGAAGAAATCGATAGTAGCGACACTGAAGAAGTCTCTGAGGAGATTAAGCATCAGCTGGCGGACTTGGGTGACTCTGGTCTCATTACTGCGCGCGAACAAAAACGAATCGTCGCATTGGCAAAAGAAACGGCCACCATCAAAAACCCCGATGGGGATGGTACGGTTGTGGAGTCCAGTGTGGTGACTGACGAGGATCGCGAGATCCGTGGTAAAGTGGCGACCCCTGTTAAGAACCCTTTGCGGGAGGAAATGTTTGACTCGTCCATCGATAACTTCGATGACCTCTACATCAACAATGTGTACAAGAAAGACTTGATGGGCAATGTTCTCAAGTTGAAGGACGCAGGTGTCGTGGTACGCAGTATCGAAAAGGAAGAGACAATCAACGCTGTGGGCCAGAAAGAAACGTACAAGGTCAAGGTACAACCAGTCAATGGCGCTCCCTCTACTTTGACGTTTACTCTCCCTAAGCTTCGTCCCGATGGGACTTATGTGGCGGGCAATACGGAATACAGCATCGATTCACAGCACCACGAAATGCCGATCAGTAAGACCAAAGAAGACGAGGTGACCTTGTCCACCTACTACGGTAAGGTGTTTGTGCGTCGCTCTTCTAAAGCGGTTGACAACTACGTGCGTTGGCTGCATCGCGTGATCTCTGCCTCAGGGCTCGACAGCGAAGACCGGGCGATCACTAACTTGCGCTTCGGTAAGGGTGGTCGTATTCAAGAAAAGACACCCTTGGTTTACTCTGGCTTGGCGTCACGCTTTGTCAGTTTCAAAGCCAGTACCTATACCTTCTACTTCGATTACGCAAAGCGTAAAGAAGAGTTTGGTGAGAAAGTCATCGCCGATCTGGAAAAGAAAGGTCGTGTCGTGGCTGGCCGTACTGCCAAAGGGTACCTCGTGGTCGACATGGACAATCTCTTTTACAGTGTCGAAGGTGGACAAGAAACTGAATTGGGTCAGATCGAACAGTTTGCCTTCCGGTTAGGTACGGCCCCCAAGAACCACACGGTCGTATCTGTCTTTGGTAAGGAAGTCCCTGTCGGCATTGCTCTGGCCTACCTTTATGGATTCACAGGTCTGTTGAAACACCTGAATGTGCCTCACAGCACAAAGGCCCCTGGAGAACGGTACGAGAGTAAGACCACGGACATCGTCATTCCGTTTAAAGACGATCACGTCATCATTGATGCGAAAGACCCTTTGATCAGCATGTTGTATGCGGGTTGGAAGAAGGCGTCATACACCACCAAGATGTATCGGCGTGATGCGTTCGATAAACGCTCTGGTTATTCTGTTTTGGGTGAAGGTTTGAAAATCAACTCATACCACCTTCGTGAGATTAAGTTGGCGGACGATATGTTTGTCGATCCGATCTCCGAAGAGTTGTTGGTTGAGATGAAAGAACCCACGAAGTATCGTGACCTTTTGATTCGCTCAACAGAGTTGTTGTTGTCCAATGAACACCCACTTGAGCCTGAACGGCGTATTCGTGGTATGGAGCGTCTGCCTGGCATCGTTTACAAGAAGCTGGTAGAGTCTCTACGGGGACTGCGCAACAATCCTTCACCTCGACACGCTAAGATGGACATGAATCCCCATGACGTGTATCTGACGATACTGGGCGATTCAGCCACCCAATTGAAAAACGACATTAACCCGCTTGAAGAACTCAAGCAACGTGAAGCCGTTTCTCTAGGTGGAGAAGGTGGTCGTTCTGAAATAGCCGTGACCAAAAAGGATCGTATCTTCCAGAAGAATGATCTGGGTGTCATCTCTGAATTGACACCAGACTCTCGTAAGGCAGGTATGCGGTACTTTACCACGCCCGATCCGAACATCAAGAACCTCCGGGGTGTGGTAGACAACGACAAGGATTATCACACGGCGACCAAAGCCATCTCTACCATCAGTAATCTACTGCCCGGTATCACTCACGATGATTAGCTTTTTGAATAACCTATTCAAAAACTACAGCTAGTCCCACCGAATAGAAATGTTCGGATGGAACTTCTCCTAATTGCTGGAACCCCCTAAAGCCTTTTCACCACGGTAACGAAGAAATTCAGTTACTACGGTTTGAAAACGAAAAGGATACATGGGCAATCAGCAGCGAAGTCCCTAAGGTCTTTAAGGCTAGGGGATGTGCTCAACGACTAACCGCTTATCACGGTGTACACTCCAAGTGGAGTGGAAATGGAGAACGCCCTTAGGGGGTGAAGATATAGTCTCGTCTCTAGTGAAGGCTAGAGCAGTGTTAATAGCACGGCTTGTGTCTAACGAACACAGGTGAAGAAAACGGGAAAACGCGTGTCGCTTGCAGGGGTACAGTTCTCTGCAACAGTAGGTTGTGAAGGTTACCATCCACTTCCCCTTCGTACGGGTTACGAGGAAGTCATTGCCTCTCGTGCATCCAACAACTTTGCTCACAACATCGAATTCGATGGTAAGGTAAAGCGTATCAGTAAGGATTACATCGAGATCGAAGGCAAGGACCAAACTCGTCGTGTGCGTTTGGGTAAATGGCAGATCGAATCTTCGGGCAAGACCATTGCCCACAACATCGTCACTGACTTAAAAGAAGGTGACAAAGTGAAGGCGAACGATGTCGTCGCTTGGGTCGAGAGCTTCTTTGAGCGGGACTGGGTCAACCCCGGTAACGCTACCTTTAAGTATTCGGTCATGGCTACTGTCGCTTTGCCTGAGACCTCTGCCACACTGGAGGATGGTTCTTCTATTTCTAAGCGTTTGTCTGAAAAGCTTAACACGAGCTATGGCAAGAAACGCGTTATCACCGTACCCGGTGATAAAGAGGTAAAGGGTCTTGTTAGTGTAGGGGATTCCGTTGAGATGGATACGCCTTTGTGCATTATCCAAGATGCGGCAGTGAGCCAAGGTGAGATTAATGATGAGAGCCTGTTGGGTTTGAGTCGTTATTCTCGTGGTATCCCCAAGGCTAAGTTTAAAGGGGAGATTCACAAAATCGAAGTCTTTTACAATGGCGTCGTGTCAGAGATGACCGAGTCGGCACGCAAGATCATTGAAGCCGATAATCGTCGTCGTGCTAAAGAGGCCAAAGATTTTGGGACTCCTTCTGTTACAGGCGAGGTCCCTGCTGGTACCCGCATTTACTCAAAAGAGTTGGAAAAAGGGGAAGTGGCGGTCGTCGTCTACATGAACCAAACCATCTCTGGCGGCAACGCCGATAAAGGTGTCGTTGGCCACCAGCTGAAGACTGTCTTTGGTGAGCAGCTCCCTGAGGGCACTCGTACCATGAGTGGTGATCCTATAGATATTGTCTTTGGTCGTGGATCGACAATGGATCGTATTGTACGTTCCATTGAGATTATGGGCGTTAAAATGCGCTATATCAAGAAGGTCAACGAAAAAGCCGTTTCCATGTACTTTAACGAGGAATGATTATGAAGACCGGTCAAGACTTGTCGGCCAACGCAAGGGTTCAAAACCACAACATCCTTGCGAACCTGGCTAACATCGCAAGCCGCGTCGTTAATGAACTGACGGGTGTCTCTATGAGCGCCCAGTCAGACATTGACCCGGTGGACACATTTGTTGTCAAACTCAACGCTGAACTGGAGGGTCGTAAAGATGTTAAGTAAAAAGTCTATTACGGCTACACGCCAGGCTACAGACAACCTGAACTTTGATGGCGTATCACTACGCGTCAAAAAGGGCAGCTTGCTGGAACCTGTTGTAGACGCCAGTCGCTGTCTCGCCAGTGAAGAAGAAGTAAACAGGAGTATTATGCCTGGATCGGAAGATCTGGCTCAAACCGAACAGCGCATGTATTCTCAGGCGAAATACGTCAACCCCGCTGGTCAGGACTTCCACGAAACGGAAACCACTGACCTGGTGGCGCACATCGCCAAACTGGTGGCCAACACACAAAACGAAGCGCGTAACGTCATCAACCCCATGGTGCGTGACGCGGTCGATCACTGTGAAAAGGTGAAAGATTCCATCATCGGCAGTAACTCGCTGATGAAAAATATGCGTATGCTCAACCGTCAAAAGTTTTACGAGCATGAAAGCGTGATTCGTCTCGTCAAGTCTCAAGCAAACGCTTCTGCTGTCTATGATGACATGGACCGGGAGTTGATTGAGATGGCTACTCGTGACCTGACTATCGACAACATCCTTTTTGTTGCACGCACTGGCGTCGGTGAAATCGATGGTCCGCTGGAGCATTTCATGCGTAATGATGCGGCCGACGATGTGGTGGCGTTCAAACGCGATCCTATCGGTGCTATGTTCGAGCGTCGTCAGTTTGGTCCCGCCAACATGAACCCGTTCGACAACCACATGCCCATCATCGCAGGCCTTTTCCTGCACGGTGTGATCGGTAACCGTAAAGAAGACTTTGCGGCAGACGAACTCGGTTCCAAAGAACGTCGTCAACTGACCTCTTTGCGCGATTCCATCTTTGCCCAGGTAGCACAGCAGATGTCCCTCATGGACGCCGTCGTGTCTTCACGTCGTATTTATCTGCCTCACTACTCTGAGCCCTCGGCGGAAGTCTATTCCGTTAACGCTGAACGGTATCAGCAATGGTTGAAAGAACACGCTGAAGACGGTGCCTCCATTGAGACACTGATGGCGTTTATCATTGTTGAGAAGAACAATGCCTCTACTTCTCCGGAAGTGTACGAGCGCCTGTGGTCTGAAACCAAGCGTTACGCCGATCGGTGGAAGTCTCTCGAGCAGAGCTTTTATCTCAACCGCTGGGCCAAGGTCGATGCGGCTATTGAGAAAGAGTTGCGCTTTATGCTGTCCCAAGCCATCTATACGGACTATGCTCCCAAAGAAGGTGAAGAGGACCTGCGTCCGGCCATGCAACATGAGTTGGCTGAATTCATGAGTAGAAACCGTTACTACAAGAACCTGGACCTGCACACGTACGTACGAAATGCAGTGTGCTATGTTTTTGCAGACGGTGCAAACACTGCCATGATTCTCCAGATGATCGACGACGAGTTGTCTGTCAATGATGAATTGACCATCAACGGTGCTGTCATGGGCGCCACTATGACCATGCTGGCACGATGGGCGGTACTCCAACTGGAGGGATAAAATGGATGTTTCGGTTTTCAAGAAAGATCCGGACGCGATAAAAAAAGCGTTCATCATCCAGGAGGACGGTGGTATGATTGCCACCGTCCCTCTTCAAATAATGTTTCCACAGACCTATCTTGAGGGGGAACTCGGTAGTGTCGGGGATACATTTAACCCAATGGGTATGTTCTGCATGATGGTTGGTGACAAGTACGCCACCTCTTACATTCCCAATACCATTCCCTTGACACCTGATACCACGAACGTCGTCACTGTCAATGACGCCAGGTACATGTTGTTGGGTTGGGAAGCCGGTAGTATGATTTCCCCCAATGTGGATTTGCTCAAGCGAGATACATTGTCGTATTTTATACACGAAGAAATCCACAACAAAGGTCGCACCCCCTGGTATATGGACAAGGTCGATATCAATCGGACCTACGACAACTTCAAAAAATATCTCGGTGCTGATCTGGGTGTATCTCCATCCATACTCAGTATCTTCACCTCTTACCGGGCGCGTGTACCCGGTGATCGTACAAAGTTCTTCCGCACCACCGTGAAAACTCAGAAGGACTTTGATAACAATGAACCAGTGATGGTAGCACTGCGCAGCGTGTCTACTGGTGCGACAAACACCATGACACGTATCAGTGGTCCTAACTTGGATGAAGGCCTTAACAGTGCCCTCACCATCAAGACGACTGACAGTGAGTCCATCGAAGAAATATTACGGGTGTAGAAATATGAGTGATAAATCGAAACTCGTCTTTGAGAACGTCGCTCTCAAAGGCACTGGAAAGAAGGGCGTCATTAAGCCAGACGAAGATGGGTACTACCCCGTCAATATCGCTGCCTTTGATGTGCGTAACGAGGCGGGGCACTTCTACAAGTTCAACTCTTACTTGAAGAACCTGTTTACACCAGGCAGCGGTTTTATGCGTCAATTGCTAAACGGCAATCTCCGTATGGAGGCTAACCACCCCGTCTATCAAAATGGATGGGATGACAACCAGTGGTTTAACCGTTTGCGTAACACGGACATGACACGGCTGGCTGCCCACCTGCGCAGATTTGAGTTGAAGTCCTTTACCTCTGACTCTGGTGAGAAAGGCCAGTTGTTGACGGCCTGGGTCAAGCCCTATCCTAACGAGCATGGTAACACGCTCAAGGCTTCTCTGGAAAACCCCAATGAAGACACGTGCTTTTCAATGCGCACGATTGCTTTGTGGAACCCGATCACTCGTATCAAGAACATCATTGAGTTCTGTACGGTGGACTGGGTGCCCGAGCCGGGGCTGAGACCTTGTCGTAAGTACAAGAGTGCTGCACTGGAAGGTTACGAGTCTGACAGCCTGTCAGATCCACTGGAGGTGACCCCAGCACTCCTGGACAAAGCTGACATGAGTCAATCGCAGGCCGCCCTTAATGGCATGGAATCGTCAGACGTCCACCTGGACACTGACCATATCCGAAAGGCCATGGGTTGGGAACAACACACACCACGGCTGAAATCGTCCAGCTGGTAAAACGAGGAGGGGTAGGTTATGGAGCAGTCTGATATAATCATTGTCCTCTGTGCCACACTTGCAATACTCGGGTGGGGAGTTTCCACGCTCGTCGCATCGGCCTATGCCAATGGGACCTTTAAGGTGAAAAGTCCTGACGATTGTTTCTGGGTTTTGACCTTGCGACTCCTGTCGGTGCAAGTCCACCATGAGAAAAACCATGGGATTTCCTACTACAGTGAAACCTATGGGCGGTTTATGAAAAAGAAAGAACTGCGGCAATTTAGAACCCGTCTAATTCGTCGGATACCCGACGTATTCTGGTTAACAGTTTTGGCCGTATGGGTCGTTACCGTGGTTCAGTAAATGTTATGTACACTACCTCAGTGGGCTATCCCACTGAGGTAGTGTATGTGCTGTCAATTATTTCGATTCCATATCATTGTGGTACTAATGCCCAACTAAAGGAAAACTTTTATGACAATGTTTGGTAAAGATAAGGTTCTCCGGCTTCACTACACTCTCGCCTCGCGTGGACCCTGTGGTGAAATGACTCGGACCCAAGACGTGGCAGTCGATGAATACACGTATCACGAACCTAAAGACCTTACCACACCTAGGGTACTGTTGATGACAAACCACAAATATTTCGGTACAGAAGAAATACCGGTCTATCCCCTGCCTTTGGGAGAAGGGAACGCAACCGAGGTGCTTCATGGTACGGTATTCAAAGTCGAAGAACTCGGTAAGGATGGATCTTACGAAGGCGTGACGGAAGGGTTCAAAGTCTGTAGGAACATCGCTCAGACACAATACACGCTGGCTACATACTACTGGCTACGTCGTACAGCGTCGCGACCAGCGGATACATCTAAACACTTTCGCATTGAAAGTACAGACACTCCGATTGGTTCGTTATGGGCTAAGGGTGCCTTTCACTTACAGAAGCTCGACCTTCATCGCTCACACATGAAGTCTTCTATCCATGAGTTGGATCAGATCTCACTTAAGTTCCTTTATTACAAAACAGACGAACTGTCAGGAGGGGACACGCGTGTTCTCGCACATTGCCTATATCGTTTCTATTTCCATCTGTTGATGGCCAGAGTAAATGCCGACCCCACGATGCCTTTTGTCAAATGGAGTGAAAGCGATAGTAAGATTACCCCATATGTTATCTCTTGCTCTAAAGACTACCTAGACACTAGCGGAGTCGACGACTTTCCGTTTGGTCTACAAACCAGTGACCTGACTGAACGCATGAGAGATATCTTTCTTCGGGAAGTGCTTCATGAAGTACCAGCAGGTGAGCGTTTGATGAACCGATGGCCTGAACTCACTGGTGCTTTTTATGACAGCATCGGACAACATTGGAACGTCGTGGCCGGACCACACCTACAAAAGAAACGGGTATTAATATCGAAAAAGGACTATGCGGAATACGGCTTCTTCCATGCAGAACAAGACGGACATACGCCACACACAGATGCTTTTACCCTCAAGATGGATGTAGAGGCGTGTGTGTTTAAAGTAGATGAACAGAAGGTCTACGATCGCATGGTCGACGGTAAGAGTTATACCGACATCAAAGAAAAACTGGATGAATCGCTGAACCGACTTCAAAGAGATTTGGATTCTATATCATTGTAACGATGAAGCACCCTTTGACCTACGTGGTAGTTCCCATCACAAAATGGTTGAAGGTATTTAAACCAACCACCAAAAGAGGTTAACCTTTTATGAAGGAAAAACGCGTTAAAGAGCTCAGCAAGACGATTGCCAGCTCAATCAACTTCGACGAGAACGGAGACGCCGAAGTATCAAATAAAGTTCTGGAGAAGAGCTTGCCTGAAGGTCTTGACAAGAAAACCTTCCGGACCGCACTCAAGCATTCCCGACAAGTGACCGAGGCGACCACGGTAGCCGCCCTCGATCGCTCGAAGGAACACTTTGAGGAAAACAAGGGGTCTAAGCGGACCTCCGTTCACGCCTCCCTGCCCGAAGGCCATTCGACTACGGTCAATGTCAAGCGCAAGGGTAAAGGGGTGGAATACCTCTCAACTCATCAAGTCCGTTTCAATGGGTTTGATGAGATCGAAGAACATGCCGAGAAGATGATCATCGGCGAAGAGTAACGCGTATAAGACGAGGGGATCCACATAGATCCCCTCGTTTTTATCCTGTGTCTCTTTTTTTTTAATATCTATGGAGTAGTAAAATGTTCGGTATGTCTTTATCCGAATGGATGTTCACCATCGCCATTCTGGGGTTGTTCATCTTCCCATTCCAATTATCTCTTGTCGGCTCACGCGCAGTGGTTATGACGTCGACCCCTTACGAACCTTATCGTCGGTTGCGGGCCCGTACGTTTAAGTCGAGTTTGCGGGCCTTTGCAATAGGCGGGAGCATCTATTTAGCCGTATTGGCAGCAGTCCACTGGTACGTCACCTCAGGGGCACAGGAACTCAGTGGCTGGGCCTTGATCCTTGAAATACTGCCAATGATAATCGTCTACTTTCTAAGGGCCCAGTTGGCGGATGCCATTGTTGCCCATTTGCGTAAACACCTATAGGAGTTCTCGTATGAGTTCAGTTTCCACCATCAATGATGTCCTCAGTTCCACCTCAGCACCCAACAATGAAGTATCTGTCGGTGACTTGGAGGTGAAATGTGTCCTGAGACACTATGAGGAGCCGTTAGCGGCACTTTTGTCCCACTTAAGTAACAACCCTGTGGGCACAGAAAATAACAGCGCACAGGCCCTCTCAGAGCGTGTAACGTCTGTGATGCCCAGTAACCCTACTTCGTTTAAGGTCCTCACTGACCTGGAACACTTGTCGTTTCCTGCGGGTGAAGACGCCATGGTGAGGTTGTTGACTGCCGCTGCGGTTATCCACAATGACTTCTACACCCAGCTGACCCTGACCCTTTCAGACTATGGCAACAATGACCCTTATCCATACGAGTGGTTGGTGCAGGCCAAGGCACGCGGGTTGCTGACTCTCGATTCCGTTGGTGTTCCTTACAGCGTGGTGATCAATACCGATCTCTTTACGGAACTGGAAGAGCGGTTGGCCGTGCCTGATACAGCGGACTATGAAGATGGTATCAATGTGTTGGCTACTGATGTGGGCAAGGACCTGACTTGGGTAACGTCACTTGATACTCGATTCAAAGTCTTTGCGGCGAACAAAATCCGCAATGAATACATCTTGTGCGACTCTGAATCACCCAACTACAACGTGTACTTCTTCAAGCCGGCGTCGTTCCCTTACCCCAATGCCATTGATGTCTCTGGTCCCTCGTTGTCCAACAAGCTTTCTTACTTGGCGGCTAACGACAAGACAGCCATTGATGACTACCTTAGCACAAATGGCATCACGGTAGACTTCAGTGAAGTTTTCCCGCCTGAGTAATGGAGAATTATTATGCTTGAGTCCATCGGTTTCTTTACTGTCCTTATTGCACTTATTGTCGTCATCTTTGTCGCCCTTTGTGCCACCTATGCTGTTATTTGTGAGGGGTACTATACCATACTGGTATGGCCCTGTGCAATTTTGTGGGGGGCTGCTTACTTCTTTTGGTGGGTGCTCAACAACGGTGCTTAACGGACACACAACCATATACTCCCTGTAGGCCATGTGGCCTACAGGGAGTATATTTTTTTTTACACCATTGACATTATCCCACTGCGCATGCGTCTCGCCTTTTGTAAAGACTCACGATGCGATGGGCGTTTACGAGCACCTGTATCGAGATCGTCACGGATGCTGTTCATGGTCACGACTTCACCTCCATCAGAGGTAGTCTGTTCCGTCAACTTCTCCAGTTGCATCTCAATACGTTTGGAACGTATCACGTCACGAGTTTCAGCCAAGAACGTTTTCAGTTCATGGATTTCTTCACGCAATGAATCTCGCTCCTTCAGCCCTTCCTCTTCTTCCTGACTTAAGGAAGCCCCACGTATAGAAACATGAGAGAGCAAACGACCTGTGTCGATTCCGTAGAATGCAAGGTCTTTTGCGTAACGAGCAAAGTACTGAGTCATCAGCCAAGAAATCACTGAGTCATCGTGCCCACCAGAGGGGTGGTCCACTCTCTCCCCTTTCTTAACAAGGCCGAGTATTTCATCAATGATTTGCTTGTCGTAAACGCGGTGACCAACAGACTCCGCAGATTCGATAAACACCGTACCGTACAGGTGGGCACGCGTACTGCCTGTTGTACTAAAGCCGAAATACCCTTTGTACTTCTGATAGAGCCTTTCGTCTTTAGCACCCATTCCCTGCTTGAGCTGGGAATACACAGAACCGAGTCGTTCATCACGAGAACCTACTACGCGGTTGAAGATACGCTTGAACGGATCAATGCCGTTAGCTAAGAGTATTTCAGCCACTAGGTCCAAGATAGATTGACCTTGGTTTGCGTTCTCCACCACCAGTGTGGTTTTTGGGTACTCCATCAGTAGAGAGGCTACCCACCGACCATAGCGAGGGATCATGGTTTCGTTCAGGCTCGAATGTGCAGCCACTGCCATGTCATAGCCACGAGTAATGGTCAAAGACATATTGTCCCGCCCAATTGCACTGGAGCAGTCCAAACCAATGAAGTGATCGTCCATTCCCATACGGCGAGTGATCTCGTCCTTATGGTAATACCAGTTGACAATGTAATGGTTCTTGGTGACTTGTGTGTGAAGTGGGTTCTTTTCAGACCCACGGATTGCATCATTGACCTGTGCCTTAAGGGGAGACTCTGCCGAACCAGTAGGCCACTTCAAGAAGTAGTCTTTGTTGATCTGGTCTTCTGTACCCCCAGCCTCTCTCACGTCACGCATAAAGTCTTCATCAGAGATGCCGAGTTTACGGTGAGTGAAAGTTCCATTAATGACGATACGAGAACCCTTGCAGTGTTTCTCTACTAGGGCGGTAGCCTCTTCTTCGTTCAGGGAATCCATGATCACTTCATTCCACTGCATGCCTTCGTGGGTGAACGTGTAGGCGTAACTACCCATGTCCGAGTCACGAGAAGCGGCGGTAGTCATGAACAGGTTACCGTAGAAAGAACCCGAAAGCTTTGCGTGCTTCTTGGCTGTACGAGTAGAGGACAATGCCACCGGTATGGTAATGTGGTTATTGACACCGTACGCAAACTCGTCACCGATCAGTGTTTCCACAGACAAACCACGACCAAGGCCATCCGCACCCTTTCTAGAGCTTTGGAAGATACCTGTTTCAATCATGCCGTCACGGAAGGCACAACCGATGGTCTCAGTGTTGTTCGGGTCGATCCTTGTCCGAAAGTCCAGATACGGAGGTAAGGTATCTAGGATTTCCTTCATATCGCCAATGGTCTCTTTACGAAGTGACATGTCCTTCGTCAACCATTTACCGTTCTGGCCCTTACCAGCGATGCTATGGACATAGAGTGCCAGTGCCTGCACCGTACCTGTCTTACCTTGCTGACGTGGCATCAGAAAGACAAAAGTGATGTGGTTAAAGAAAGACCACAGTGCGGCCATCGTACCACGACTGGCAGTGAAGGGAACTGACATACCCCCTGAAATGGGATACCTCAATACTTCACGAAAGAAATACCAGGGATTAAACATCACTTCATCCACAACGGCCATCTTGGTATTAAAGTCCAAATCAGGATCATGGGGGTCTACGCCCTGGAGATCAGGGTTATAAAGTGCCAACGGCCATAGATGGTTTTTGACGTCCATGGTTTTAAGCGTATAGGCGTAACGCTTAAAGGACGTGTTCTTTGTCTTAGTATCCGCTATCGCGGTAGGATGGTCATCCCAATCCGATTCAAACAGAATCATACTTCACCTCACAATACATACCCCCTACCCCTATCGAGGGGTAGGGGGTATTTGTTTTAGCTACCAAAGATAACAGGCAACGGAGTGACGCCGAGGTATTTCACGGCATCACTGGGTGAGGCCTGGTAGATCCAGGTAATACGCGCTGTGGAATACTGATCGACCGTATCCCCGGGAGGGACAGTGAAAAGGTCAGACCAGTTGTCTTGGACACTGAAAGTATCCTCCCACGTACCCAGGTTCACACGGAAGTGTGTAGGGGTCTGAGGGGCTGACAACAGCGTTGGATCGTAGATTGGTAGACAAGGATCATACAGCTCTTCAAGCCAGTCCGCCACATTGACTTCATCATTGCGGAAATGGATTATCCGGTTGATATCGTCCCAGCTGGCTTTAACCATGTAGCCCAGTTGCTCAGTACCGTCACGTTTGTAGTCGATCAGATAGCGAGCCTCTTGACCAACAGAAGGTTGGTACAGGGTCAGGTTATAGGCTTGGGTATGAATGTAGTTGGGGTAAATACCCAGACTGGTATCATTCATACGAAGCGTTGCGTAGAGTTGTTGTACCGACTCGTAGTTCATCGGATCCCAGGGATTGCCGTTGAGCAAACGAGTGGTTACGTGTTGGGTGACATCCTCGAGAAGATCCTGTTCATCGTTCAGGAGGTAGTACTTCAACTCGTAACCGAGGTTAACATCTTGCCAATGCGGAACCACAAACAACTTAACAGCGAACTGAGTCGTTCCTGCTTGGTTGGCCAACTGGTAATTCTTAACCAGTACGGGCGCCGGACCATTTGTCAAGTTGATGGCATGTTCGTCTGAGTCAGGGTGATAAATCAACGTCAGTGTAGACGGTTCACCCAGAAGACTTTCCTGGTGGTTCTCTGCACCCATCAACTGGAACTTGGTACCATCAATGGGGAGATCCGCCGACGTAGATCCATCGTTGTAGTGGATCTTCGCTTTGAGCAAGGTAGTGTCAAAGGGTACGTCCAGTTGGTTCAGGATGAGGTTCGGGTTGTTCTGAGAGATCAATGGGGAGATCAACGAAATAGACGTTGCTACTTTGGTACCCATGTTACCCGGAACAATGGCCGACCCTAAACGAACCACCATTTCCGTTTCACGCACCGGACCACCCGTGGTCGAATACTCAACCATAGTCACGACTTCACCTTCTTGTAAGGCAACGTCGATGGCAATCTGAGGCGGACGTTTAATGGCGTTGTTGGCGGGGAACACTCGTTCGAGTTGAATGTTCTCGCTGACAAAGGCACCAGAGCTGTTATACAGACGACTGATGACAGTGCCAGTGGCGGTAGTGTCCCGTCCACGGAAGACCTTCACGTACGTCGATTCGATGCCGTAAAGATACATGTGGGTGTCCACAGTCAGTTGACCCGGGGACACGGTTTGGTCGAAGTACGCCCAATGCTGCTGACGTCGACGAGAAGTACTCAAAGACGAAGGCAGGTCTGGGTCGGCATCGGAATGAAAGAAGTTGGCCGGGTCCCAGTGGGACAGTACGGGAACACCCGTGTTTTGATCGACGGAATCTACAAAGTACATCCCGTTCATTCGGTCGACGACCATATCCCCAACATTGGGTTTATGTTTGCCCGAAGTAGATTGCTGACCATCGGTCCGCATCTGGGAAATATCCCAGATTTGGAACCCTTGGCCTTCGTGAGAAATGATGGAACTCATGTTAGTCTCCAGATGCTATCGTGACCGCCGTATTGAGTTGTGCACGGCCGTTCAGGAAAATATTGTTCACTTGCTCCAGAAACGCGTATTCCACGGCATTGAGTTCTACCGTGGTGCGAAGGGCATGTGGCTGGTACTGGATAAAGTCCGCGTAAGCATCCTCATCGGCTTCCTGACAACCTAAATCACGATCGACCCACTCTTGGTAGGGGTTGATTGCGATCCGTACCTGCGTCTCTGAGAGGTTCTCAGGGACAGTCAGGTTATTGCTGTCAAGGTCCTCGATGACTTTTGCCAACAAAGGAGAGACGATGTCGTGCTTCCCATTAATGAACAACGTGTCGTTATTAACAGGCTGTGGGACCGTACCGTCCGCCGCCGTTTCGAGTTGACGCAAATCGTCGTACGTTTGGGCACGAGGCTTGGTCACTGATTCGACGGTTTCCAGATTGGCGTGCGGTACACGAGGCAAAACAATATACGGCATACCGTCTTCAATAAAGGGAGCGGCCGTACCCTTACCTGTTTCTGCCACAGAGACTTCTTCAGGGAGTGTAAACTTCCCACCTACATAGATGGTGGTAAACGCGTCCAGGAAAAAGTCAAAGGTACCGTTTCGAGACAACTCACCGTGTTTCACAAAACCCACACGTGCATCCTCCAAAGAGGTCGTCCCGTAATTCGGGGTACCATGGAGCAAGACGGTGACATCAAACGTGTCGCTGTTGGTTTCGAGATACTGGAGGTTGTGAATGTACAGTGCCTCTTTGTCCTCGTCACCATCCCACACGCAGTCAATGCCAGGGACCAAGTAATGTCCATTCACCCACACGTCTCTGCCCTTAGGCAGGTACTCCAGAAAATCTGGGTCAGAGTTGAGGACATCTTGGATGGCAGAAGATGCAATGATGTCAATTGGGTCTGCAATGTCGGTCCGGTTCAGGGTCATCTCAACCAAGAGATTGTCCTGAGCCTTTTTACGATGAATGCGTACACCAGAAAGGTGACTTTCCCAAGCAATGTTTCCTTGAGCATCCACGGTATAATCACTGCCTTTAGAGGCGGGAACGTAAGGAGACGTGGGGGAAAGCCGATAGTACCGGACAGCATCAAAGTGATCCACCTTGTCGGCACTTGAATCGTATTCCGTCAGTTCTGCTTCCCCGGCCAAACGACCAGGATAACCCAGGGCATACGGAGTTTGTGTTGAGACAGGATCACCTATCATACTGGCATCGTCCTCAACTACCCGGTTCAGCAAACGGGTCGTCGGATCAAACTCCAGTACCACTTGTCCAGTAGTGCCCATAACTGACGTGATGGTATTCCCTCCTGCATAAGGGTTACCTTCTAACACTTCAAGTGCCCCAAGGTGAGAGTACACTCCGTTGATGTCAGGAGTGGGCCCAAACCGAGCATAAATGTCGGTAGAGTTTTCATTCATCAATTCGGTATAGGGGCTCTCGAATTGATTCAACGCAGCCCAAAACGGCATAGAGGAATGAACACCCGTCATGTAAGGCAGGCGGTCTTCCTTATGGAGTTGGAAGAGTTGATGTGAATAAAGTGCATCGCCGATGACCTGACGGTCTTCATCGTTTCGACGGACATAGACACGGAGTTTTGCATCCGTAAAATCGATCTGGTCATTTTGATCAATGACGTTAGAGACGTACTCGGTGTCTATCGCATAGTCACAGTGGTTCAGGTTACTGATGTACCCACCATAAATATGATTGAGATAAACGCCAGCCTCAAGTGTAGCACCAGTGTTTCCTTGTACAGTCCCCATGAGGTAAAACTCAGCATCGTCATAATAATGCGCTTTATCTGAGAAATCGTTTTGGACGACGTAGAAATACTTCTGAAGGGAAGAGACATGGAACTCAGTCAGGTTACTCAGGTCGATTTCAAGCACGCCCAGGATAGACTCGTCTACCCACACCTGCAACAGGTCACCAATTTCCACATTGGAGCCAGTGACGCCATTCTTAAGGAGTCCGTTGTGAAGGACCAACACTTGGTTTTGGTTTGCTGCATTGAAATACTGGTTGAGCAAACTCATTCGCTGTGATGTGGTCTCCACCATCCCACCTGAGAAAGTGGGTACATTGACGCCCTTCTCTGGGCGTGCAATAAAGGCGCTTGAATAAAAGCGTACCCAGAGGTCGTAACCGCTAGAGAGTACCGCTTGGTTTGGAATGGTCTCAACCGCCAGCAAGACATTGTTGCCATCAAGGCGTATGATCCACATACCTTCTACATCAACATGTTGGTGATTTGCGAACGCATGGAACAACAAACCATTTTGACTGATGACGTCTTTAACGGGAGTCCATTGGTCTATGTTCATCTCGACGCCGATGCGCAAAGGAGAAACGTGACCTAAGGAATAGACGGTAAAGCGATCCGGGCGAGATCCGTCACTGAAGGACGGCAATGCCAGGCGACGGAATGGCGTATAATCCAGAAACTTCAGCGCCCCCGATGTACGGGTAAGGCGCCTTGGGGCGTAGATGTATTGCCGATCCGTACTCGGGGCTGCCCATGCGTTTTCAATGGCATGTTGCAGTAGATGGTGTTTCAGATTTAAAGCCATGATCTTTACCCTATTGTTCGTCGTGCATGGTCCGCTTTACCCATTGTTGCACGGTGTCGAGTTTGACTTGGCGACGGACTTCCTTGACGATGCGGCCGATTCCACTCTTTTCGTACGAGGGGTACTCGAGAGTCATAAAGACCATAGCCAGGAGAGTCGGGGGATGGTAGAGAGACACGTACGCCATTTCACCACCATTGGTACTGGGCCAGTGAAACGGTACCGCCACCATGTTCTTGAGCATCTCCACACTGAAGTCTTCAATGGGAGATTCCATCCGTTCGTTCAGCCATTCGAGCACGTTTTCCAGTCGTATCTTTGGACTTCTAAAGAAGCCAGCGGACAGGGATGTTTCACGATTGCCTGTCAAAACAGACTCGCTAAGGAACGGGCCCGGGATGTTACTGGAGCGTGCGATCTGTTTCACCATCACCACATCATACTCGCCTTCGATCAAACGATCGAGAGTGCGGTCATCGCTTTCGAGGAAGTAGGTCAGGTAGTATGCCATAAAGGCGGCCTGAATCATTACCCCATCAGCAACGCTTCGATTGAAACGTGTGGTGAGCTGTCGTGCGATCCATGTGCCGAACACAGTAGCTGCCACAAGGGCGACGGAATGTAGGCTGTCTTTCTCACGCAACCAAGAGATTTCCATCAGACCCTGTACTTGCAATTGTTGGTACGGGATAGCGGACTTGACTTTACCATCACGGGTCTTGAGATGGCGAGTATCGATCACAACAATGTCATCGATCTGCATGGGGAAATTCCATTGCGGGATGTCCTCTACAGAGATGTCCAGTTCACGCAGGTGATCAAAACCCGTTTTAACCAGAGCGTCGGATCCGCTTTTATAGTAGGACAGTAGGTCGCTGTGGATGTTGTCCACTCGGCGACTGATCCCCGCGACGTAAGGTGTGTCATAAACATGCATTGTCATTTTCCTTCTTAAAAAGGTTTGAAATAAGGTATCTATAATAAGGTCCTACTATATTTTTTGACCCTATTGTAAATACCTTATATTGTGTGGTAACCACGCTTACAGTATTACTGCCCTGCCTAGGAGGGACATTGTAAGCACCTAAATTTTCTTGTTAATTAACAACGATTAGGAGTCTAATATGGCGATTTTCAAAGCCACTCCGAGATCTCGTTTTCCTGGGTTTAAGGATGAATCGATTCGTGCGATTCCTCCTGAGGCACCTGAAATCCCTCAACACGCTCCCCTTTTCTACTCGTTCGCTGAACGAGGACCGTTAACACCGGTCTGGGGTAGTTTGAGTGACATCACTGCGGTGGTGGGTGCAAAGACCTTCGATGCGCGATCTGCGTACTACTCTCACCAGACCCATACTGCCCGGGCAGTGGGTAGCGAGGGCAACCAATTCATGTTCAAACGTGTGGTTGACCCCGCAGCAAAAACCGCCAGCTTGGTTTTCAAGTTGGGTATCAAGACAGATGACATTCCTGTTTATAAACGTAACGTTGACGACACCGACGCTATTGTCGACGGCAAAGTTACGCGCACCAACGGGGAACGGGTCATTGAAGATGACGGCGGCAGTGATGTTACTGTTAGCGGCATTGTCCTGAAATGGTTTGTTGAAGAAGTGGACTGGTCCAATCCGGACATCGATACACTCGAAGACGCGGTAGCTGCCGGTCAAATCGAGGACGATGGCGATTACACCGTTCACCCCTTGTTTGCCCTGGAAACACACATCGGCAAATACGGCAACAACATGGGTATCCGTTTGAGCTCAAACATGCCTGTGGTTTCTGGCGATCCCTCTGACCAGGGCACCATGATCGATCAAGGTGCGGTTCTTTATCGTGCTCAGTTGGTCGAGCGTCTTGAGGACGGCACAGACAGAATCGTCACTTCTTTGAATGGCGAGAACTCTCTGGAAGTGGCTCTTAAAGAAGGAGCCTTCGATCCTCGTACTGGTCTGCTGTTTGATCTGGAAGACATTGTCAACGGTTTCAACCGTGTCGGTGATCCCACGGGTCTGGCGGATCGTTATGGTCCGTTTGTTAACATGGCCGTTAACTACGCCACGATCGATTCGGTCCAACAGCAGCTTTACGCCGTGGAAACGGTTGAGTCTGCAGTGACTGCCTCTGACGCAAGCACGCAAGTGATCAACCCCGATCCGCCGGCTGAGCCGCATCTCATCAACATCATGAACAACGCGGACATCAAAGGTCGTGAGTACTACTTCATTGCCTTTGACTACGAGATCGATGGAGGTGCCACCACCGGCCGTCGCCTGACCAAGAACACCACGCACCTGGCAAAAGGTGGTACCGATGGCTCTACCAAGAAGGCATCTGAGTCTCCCGGTGATGTTACTTTGGCGACACTGGTCAAGAGTGAGTGTGACACCAACTGGGAAAACCCCGATTATCCGCTGACGGATATCACTCGGTACCCCATCTCTCACATCTACGACACAGGCTTCCCGCTGGAAACCAAGTACGCCATGATCTCTACGATGTCTTATCGGCCGAACTTGGTAGTTGAAGCAAGCACGCATGTCGTGCACGGTGCTCAACTGTCCAACGTGGACGAGATCGCTGTCGCCGCTACACTCGGCAGTAAGATCGGACTGAACCCCGAATCTGCACTCTATGGCACACAAGCCTGTCGTGCGGACATCTGGGGCCACATGTTCAAAGAGCCTGGCAGCGACTACAAAGGCTGGATCACCAGTGCTCACGACTACGCAGTACGTCGTGCGCGTTTCGCTGGTGCCGGTAATGGTAACCTTAAACCAGAGCAAGCACCGGACATCTATCCGGCTAACCGCCTGGAAGGGTACACCAATGTAAACAACACCTGGAAGCCCGAGCAGGTAAAAGACAACGCATGGGACGCCAACATGAACTATGTTCAAGCAGCTGGCATCCGTACGTTCTTCTACCCCGCCTTCCAAACGGCTTACGAAAACGAAACCAGTATCCTGAACAGCGTCATTATCCGTGACATCATGGCTGACCTGGTTCTCGTGTGTGACCGTATCTGGGTGGAGTTTACAGGTCGTTCTGATCTGACTCCCGAACAGTGGGTAGAGAAGACTGAGGAGCGTTTCAATGAACTCGTTGATGGGCGTTACGCCGATCGCGTTGTATTGATTCCCCAGGCTTACTTCACCCCTGCCGATGAAGCACGTGGCTACTCTTGGCGTATGGAGGTCGGAGTCTATGGTAACAACATGCGTACTGTAGGCACATTCCCGATCATCGCACGTCGTCAAGAAGACTTGCCCCAATCAGCGTAATAGGAGACTAACATGGGTGTAGTTTACAACGATGGCGTTTCGCTCAATACCGCTGGCGCCCCGTCCCTGAATATGTCTGATTCGCAAGGGCAACAGGGCGCACTGCGGAATCCCGAGAGTTACGCCAGTTCAGCACGTTACACCAAGCAGCGTATGGTGGCGGTCCTCATCTCAGCACCGCCTTTGATGAAGTACTTGCCTGACTACGATCGCCGTGTAGCGACATTACGTTCACTGATGGAAGACCGCGCCACCAACATTACCGGTGTCGACACTTCTGTTGAGTGGACTTACGAGGACACCGTGGAAGGCCACAGTGGTCGTCAGCGCAAAACTGTGACTGATGCAAAGATCACTGTCTCTGAGCCGGAATACGAATGGCCGGAACTCCACAACCGTTCTATTTCCAATTACTGGAAGCAGCACGGTGAGTGGTTGGTCATGGATCCGGAACTGGGCCATCCCCGAGTGGTGACCCTGGAGAACTATCAGAACGACGCTAACGCGTTGGAAATCACTGAAGCGACCCAGGGCTTTACCATGATGTTTTATGAGCCCACACGCGAACTCAACGGTGTTGTGGACGCGGTGCTCATGACTGGTATGATGCCACTAACGGCTGGCGAGCGTCCTATGGTACGTGCGGTCAGTGAGTCTCTGGAAATGCCATTGACTTCTATCGCCTTCGCCGGTACGGATGATCCGTCTGAAGCAGCATTGCGGATGGCGCAAGAGCATCTGGCCAACATCAACAAGCTCGGCCTGAACCCGAACACGCTTCCGACTTATGCAGACAAGGTCTCTGCAGACGTCGCGCGTGCCCAAACTGGGTTCACTCGTTTGCCAAACAACAACGGCTAAACGACATACTCACCCCTCTCCCGGATCAAACCGGGAGAGGGGTGATATGCTTTTTTTACCAATTGGTTTTTAGTACGGAATGTCCGCATCCATACCAGAGCTGGCGGATTGACCAAAGGCAGACGGGTCGTCGTGCTTGCCTTCCAGAACAGAGTACTCGCCGATCTGAATGACCTTGCCTTTCTGCCAGCTGCGCACTTCACGATCACCGGCCATCTTCTGGTTGAGGTCCTTGATGTAGTTCGTGATGAACTGGTGAATGTTGTGGCAGTGACGAATGGTACCATCAATGCCCATGGCAGATACCGGAGACTGAGGTACCCAGATCAATGAATCGTTGTTTTCAGACGGACCGAGTTTGTGGGAGTACTTACGGAAGCCGTAATCCACAAAGTGTTCGGGGATCTTGATCTGAGATAACGCCAGAAGGTCTGAGCCGTTCACACCGATGTCGTTCGTACCACGGCCATCGGGTACCAGCTTGGCATAGCTGCTGAAGACACCATCGGCAACAGCGGCACCGGAGTTGGCGTTCTTGATGTCACCGTCTTTGTTAATGACATAACGAGAGAAGCCGGGGATGTGCCAGAAGGACGAATCCTTGACCCAGGGATAGCTGGTCTTGGAGCCCCACAGTACGGAGTGCTCGTACGAAGGAAACATCGTACGGTGTTTGATCACTGCCGGAAAGTTGGGGTGGTCGTAGGGAATACCCAGCTGGTGGGTCACAGCCAATGTGGCGTAGTACACGGGCACTTGAGTACCGCCTACGTCCATCATTTGGTCCAGGGCATTGTCGCCGGGTACCCGGTAGTTGGCGAGCAGCTGCTTGTTGGCGATGATCTGTTCGACCAAAGGGTTGATTTCGTGCTCGGGCGAAAACTGCGGTCGTGGTTTGGGCGCCTGCCCTCCAAAGTTACTCATTGCGTTGGTCCTCTTGTTGTCGGGGTGGTATACCCCCATAAAAATATAAGTAATGAAATTTTATTTGAAGGAATGTACACTATAGAGCAAGCGGATTTATTTACGTCTTTATAGTCATCTTCGTAATCCTTTAGTTAAAAACCAGTTTAATGGGGCCTTATTATGGCAAAGCTTATTAAGGACATTGTCCGTGAATACTCATTCGCGGAGTTTGACCGAGACAAACTCGAAAGTATCTTGAATTTTTATCAATATATGCTCACTAAAAACGATGAGCACATTGGTTTCTTTGGCAGCAATACGGTAGGTGTTTACCAGCTGCGCTGGGTGGATTCAGAGACCCATCAGTTCATCGAAGAAATCTGTGAGATAGAAGACTACGACGACTACCAGAATGACATCTGGGACGTACGTGAGGTCGACAAGAGACGCAAGGTCAGTGGCAATGTAGTGAACTACTTGTTCCCTTGGTTGATTCACAACATCATCAACTCCAAGGTCGACCGTAAGCTCAGAGAACGTGCCTCTATGGCAGTACTCTCTTTGTGGCAGATTAAATACCTCTCCAGCCTCGACTCCAATGCGTTTCGATACAAAGGGGATCCTGCCATCTCACACGCTGTCTACGAGAACCTCACTAAGAAGACGCTGATGAAGCGTGAGGGGTCTTGGAAGGGAGTCATTGAGTATCGCAGTGAAAACCTCTTACATCCTCGCTCAACGCAGTACGATGCGTATAAGGACATGGACGACAATGGGGATGTGGTGAAGTTGGTGAACGATGTGCAGACTCGTGTACGCAAAGGGTACCAGGGTATTGTGACCGTGTACCACGACCTTAAGGAAAAGGAAGAGCGCATCATTTCCCGTTCCTCGTTCAATACGTTGGAAGGGGAAAAGACACTCAAGGAAATGGAGAACGACATCGATGGTTTCCAAAGAACCATGCACCGTGTGATGCTGGATGAGCACGACTTGATTAAAGACGAGTTGGCTGAAGAGATCCTTAACATCGTCGGTAGTGCAAACGAGAAGAACCTCGTGGACACCTTGCAGTTTATCTCAAAGAACATCGATGGGCGTAAGAAGAAGTACGACTTGATGCCAGAGATCTACAACCTCGTGATCTACATCTTTGACTTCATCCGTCGTGCAGGGATCTCCCAATCCAACATGCCCGTCATTATCGGGCGTCTGTTGTCTGCCTACCGGTCACACCGCACCAAGCATCCTTATGTCATTGACATTAAGGAAAAGCTCGATGGCATCATTCCTGAGGCTATCAGTGCACGACACGAGGCTACCCGTGCTGGGACAAAGGTCGCAGTATTGGTATACCTCTCTGCTCGTATCTTGAGTGTGCCCTACTACAATCGCTAAACATAGGTGGTAACATGTTTAAGCAGACCCTTCAAACGGTATTCGGTATGGTGGAAGAGTTGGTAATGGGTGTACAGATCGTCACCTATTCCCTCTTCACCAGAGGACAACGAAGTACCGACATAAATGTCTCCTTGTTAGGGGAGTACATCGAACGGGACATCAAAGAAATTTTCTGGCGAAACAACATCCACGTAAGGTTAGATGAGAACGGTGGACCTGTCCTTTGGCAGGACGGGAAAACCTCACTCTACCAGGTCATTGATATCTACCGGATGTACCGCCACGACTATTTGACGTACGGTGCTTTAAAAAGGCGCAGAAACCCCCTTACCCATAAAACCGACATTGAGTTGTTGTGGACCGTCGTGAGATACGTCTGCCTACAACAAGCCAAGTCCAGTTAAGAGGAAGAACACCCAATGGTTACTTCTGACGAGTTATTCGCGCAGGTAGTAAAGGCTGGCCTGGAGCGACGCAGTTCTCCGGATGAGAGAGATGAAAAGGCCTTTGTCCTTTTGACGGACACTCCGACCTGGTTCTCTAAGGTCAGTAAGATCATTACCCGCCAACCCTACAACCACATTTCATTGGGGTTTGATGAAAAGATGGAGGAACTCTATACCTTCGCTATCGTCACTCCTGAAAATGGTTTAAGGGGTGGTTTTAAGTTAGAGAAGAAAGAAGACTTGAAAGGATCTCGCTTTAATCTCTACTCCATTGCTGTGTCACTGGAGGAAAAAGCCATCATGCTGCGGTACTGTGAGGAAATGGTAGAAGGTGCTCGCGATACCAAGTACAACTACCGCCGCCTCATCGATGCCATACTGGGGACCAACCTCTTTAAGGCAGACGGTAAAGAAGTGATGATGATCTGTTCGGAGTTTTTGAATTCTGTCTTTGAAGCGGCCGAGATTCAGCTCTTCAAACGAAAGAAGCACTCACTTAAACCCTACACCTTGGCTAAGTCCAAGGAATTGAAATTTGTAAAGCGCGGCACGATCCGCTAGGAGTTGACAATGGTTCGCAAGAAAGTCGCTCGTAAAAAAGTAGCGAGCAAGAAAGACCAGGTCAAACAACTCGACACCAGTACCTTCTCAAAGGAGCTGGAAGAACGAGTCGGTAAAATGATCACCGGTTAAGACAGCATACGCTCCCTCCTCCTGGTACCATGCCAGGAGGAGGGAGTATATGTTGTTTTTCTTTATTTCCTTTTTAAGAAGGGATACACACCTACCCTGGGGCATCCCCTTTGTTTATAGAGAAAACCTCTTAGACGAGCTCTCAGAGCGTCTCAGGTACTATCTGAGGCCTGAATCTGTCGCACCGTTGGCGACCGCGTCTTCCACAATGGAAAAGAACGTGGGAGGGGCGACACCAGCGCCGGGAGGTATCTTGTTTTCTTTGATGACATGAGAGACTTTTTGTCCACACTGTGTCGTGGGTTCTTTCACATACCACACGCCGTCTTCTTTGTAAAACTCCACGCCGGGATTTCTGGTAAAGAACTGGACTGCTTTGTCGTAAACGTGAGTCCATAAAGCTACTTGAGGATCGGTTATATCCATGCTCATACCTCCAGGGGGCGCCAACCCAATATCTCTGCGTCGTTCGACACTTCCATACCGTTGGTCACAAAATCGTTTTCTAAAAACCGATAGGTCGCCCTAACGATCTTTACCAGCTTTCCAGAAACAGACATGGTGTTCATCGTGTTCTCTTCTGGCGTCACGCGTCCCATGACAGCGATATTGACTTCGCGGGTTAGTGTCCCGGGACCTGTGATTACCGGTAAACGGTTCATTGGGTGCCATCCAGAAACAACCAGTGTGTCGACAACAACGTTTTGGGTCTTCATGCTCTCCCCCTCTATGCACAAAAAAATACCACCCCAACCGAAGCTGGGGTGGCGTACGAAAAACGTAACAAAGGTAGTGTATTGAAACAAAACAAAAAATAAGGGCACTGGTGGTGACCTGGGTAAAAACTTTCGAAAAAAGCCCAGGTCACCTTCCACCACATCCTACTTAAACCGGACCAACCCCCCGGTAACGAACGACGAGCGCTAAGATGAAGCTTGCGCTAAGGAGCGAGGGTGCGTGGAAAATCCATAACCAGTACAGACAATTAGGACCGGGATGAAAAAATTATCCCAGTCACATACGAGTCGTTTGCCGATGTCTCATAACGTCGTTCTGGTCAATTGCTGACGAGTCAGATCGTCGTTAAAGACAGCGATTTTCTGCCAACGGCCACTTCGCAGTTCACGGTACATTTCTTCAGCGTCTGCAAAATCATCCAGAGCACCACGGAGATAGCCGTTGATGGAACCCGGCTGTATAGAGCCCTCACCCAAGCGGATGTTTATTCGGTTATACACCAGCGACTTACAAGCGTACACGACCATGTCCCCAAAGACGATGTGTGCAGAGGGAGCGATGTTAGCGAGCTGTCCATCGTTTTCCAAGAGACAACGCAGTGTGCGATAACCTGTCACACTCGTCTCTGGTGTGAAGATGGTGTTAGGGGCAATGAGTCGAATGCGTGATGTCCCGACAGAAGTAGGGCCACTGGCTGCATTCATCATGCGCATCCCATCTCGCTTTAGGGCACTGTTACTGCCTGACGCATACTGACCTGCACCGAGACTGTTGTGTCCGAGGTAGTAGTCGAGCGAGTACACACTCACGATCTTTCTTCCTTGTGTGAGGTGAGTAGGGATCTCAAAGATGACACCGTCGTGAATGGTTCTGGCGTGCATCTGGTCTAGGGGCAGTTGCACTTGCTCACCGCCTAAGCGATTGAGGTCGAGCATGACCTTGTTGTGGATCACGTCGTCTTCGATGACATCGGGCAGCTCACGACTGTCACGATACCCGAAATAACTGAACGTGGAAAAAGCATCTGATAGCAGCTCACGAGGGACCTCGTTGAAGATCCGTTGGAGGGCGTAATCGATCGCATTCATAACCTGTCTCCTGTGGTTTTTGGGTTGGGTTTTTAGTGCTAAAATTAAGCATAAACTTTTTTTATAGAGGGTATTAATAGTATGTTAATGAATATAGTTCTAATAACATAACATTCACAAACGATTAATAGTGATTAATACTGAGTATGACCGGGAAGGATCTTTCTAGTTTTTAGCGAGCACGGAGGGCATTGCCCTCCGTGCTCGTATATAGCTTTTTAGACCGAAAACAAAACAGGGAGGGGGACCTCCGGTCCCCGACCTATTGAGAGTAAAAAAAAAGAAAAGAGCTAACCCCCCTTAAGCGTTAACATACCCTTCAAGAGAGTTAACAAAAGAAAACCCCTAGACCGGGGCGAAGCCCTATGATAAAAGAAATTTTGTTAAAGGCAAAAAATCGCACGCAAGCATGGCCGCGCAGAATGCGTTTTCCAGCAGATGTGGAGTCTATATCATCGTTATGTACTGAGCGAATAAAGCGCTTAGTGCACTACTTTTTCACTATCCACAAAGGAAACAAAACCATGCAACAACAAGTTTACTTCATCAACCCGTTCTGCCAAAACTACTTCGACACGTTGGCCCGTCAGCTCCAGGCCTTCCTCGGCCAAGAACAAACCGGTCTCAGTCAGCCGGTCAAGAAGGAGGACCCCTCCTCAGCAAAAAAGCTTGAAGTCGACACTGTAACAGGTGTCGGCAATACAGCGGCGAAGGTCCTGG